TATGGAAGAACATTTGATGCTTCTGGTAATTCAGCAGCAAATATTTTGGCTTCTGATGAAACTATAATCACTGATTTTTCATGGTATCTTGGTAGGATAGATACGATTTATCTTACTAAAGATGGGAAATTCCAAGTTAAGTATGGAGAACCTTCTGAACAACCCCAAGAACCTGTTACAGTTGATGATGCATTAAAGATTGCTACGGCGTATCTACCACCTTATCTTTATGATACGTCAAATGTCTCTTTAAATTTCTTAGAATATAAGAGATATACGATGTCCGATATTAAAGGACTTGAAAATAGAATTAAATCTCTTGAATATTATACTTCTCTTTCTTTATTAGAAGCAAATACTGCTAGTCTATTTCTTCCTGATTCTGGGGGTATAAACAGATTTAAATCAGGATTCTTTGTAGATAATTTTACTTCATTCTTAACCCAATCTACTCTTGTAGAATATAAGAATAGTATTGATAGGAGTAAGCAGGAATTAAGACCTAATCATTATACTACTGCTGTAGACGTTGAATTAGGCCCTGTTGAAAATGTAAGTGCTAATAGAGATTTAGAGTTTGCTGCACCACAAGGAACAAATATTAAAAAAACTGGAGATGTTATCAGTTTAAATTATAATGAAGTTGAATGGTTAAAACAGGTTTCAGCTACAAGATCTGAGAGTGTAACTCCATTTATAGTGAGTTTTTGGAGAGGTAATATAAACCTTACTCCTGCATCGGATAACTGGGTTGATACAGAAAGACTTGATGCAAATATTATTAATGTAGAAGGTGATTTTACTCAACAAGTGGAAGATCTAGGAAGAAGATTTGGTGTAAATCCTCAAAATGGATTTGGATCTGTTATTTGGAATTCATGGGAAACAATATGGTCAGGAACAACTAGAGTGGAAGTGGATATCACTCCTACTTTAAGTATTGAGGAAATTGGAAGAGATTCTAATACCATATTCCAAAGATGGACAAGAACTGCAAGAGAAGCATTTGAGACTTCTAGAACAGAACAGCAAAGAAGAACAGGTACACGAGCTATTGTTACTGAACAATTTGATAGAACTTCAACAGGACTGAGATCAATAAGTAGGGAGTTGATTGCATTTATGAGATCAAGAAATGTTCAATTTGTTGTTAATAGAGTTAAACCTTCTACAAGACAATATGCATTCTTAGATGGAATAGATGTAACCAAATATTGTGTACCTAAATTAATAGAAATTTCTATGGTTTCTGGTACTTTCCAAGTAGGTGAGAGAATTACTGGTACAACTAGACCTTTAGGAGTATTACCAATTACGAATGATGATGCTGAAGCTTCTATTAGATTCAGAGTAGCACAATCTAATCACTTAGAAGGGCCTTATAATTCTCCTACACGAATTTATGGATCCAATCCATATGGAAATGGAACCATACCTGCTAGTTATTCTACTACTTCAACAACAGTAAACGTAGATACTTTCTCTTTAGCAAATCAACCTCAAGGATCATATTGGGGATGGGTAGAAGAGGATATGATATTAGTAGGAGAAACTAGTGGAGCTATGGCAACAGTTTCTAATGTTAGGTTGGTATCAGATATTGGATCCAATCTTATTGGAAGTCTTTTCATACCTAATCCAAATATTAGTAATAATCCACGTTTTGAGACTGGAGATAAGGTATTTACTTTAATTAATAATGCTGCGAATAATGTTAATGATGCTCAGTCCAGAGCAGAAAGAACATTCTCTTCTACTGGAATCTTGGATACTGTTCAAGAAGATATTGTATCTGTCAGAAATGCTATTATTTCAACAGAAACACTTAGTGAAGAACGAACAATAAGTAATGTGATAGGTAGTGAAGTTGTAGAGGGTGAGACTTGGACAGAAGATTGGGAGATTCCTTGGAGAGATCCTTTAGCTCAATCATTTAGAGTTGAAGATGCAAGTGGTATTTTCTTAACTAGTTGCGACATTTTCTTTGCTGCGAAGGATGATGAAGATTTACCTGTTTACTTTGAGATAAGAACAATGCAGGGTGGTCTTCCTACTAAAAAGGTTATTCCATTCTCTGAAGTTTCTATATCTCCTGCAGATATTACAATTTCTAATGATGCATCTATTGCCACAACCTTTACATTTAAATCACCTATCTATTTGGAAGGTGGAATTGAATATTGTATAGTTCTTCTTTCAGACTCTGCTAAGTATCAGGCTTATATTTCAAGAGTGGGTGAAACCGATTTATTAACTCAAACTAATGTTTCTCAACAACCATTCTTAGGATCATTATTTAAATCTCAGAATGCGTCTACATGGGAACCAAGTCAGTGGGAAGATCTTAAATTTACTCTTTATAGAGCTAATTTTGTAACAACTGGATCCTTTGAAGTATATAATCCTGAGTTAACAGAAGGAAATCATCAAATTGCTCATTTATTATCCAATCCATTGAATTTGACTGGAAGAAAGATTAAGGTGGGAATTGGATCTACCTTAAATGATGCTGATCTTGCTGTTGGAAATAAGGTACTTCAACATGGAAGTAATGCAACAGGTACATATGTTGCTAATGCAGGAATTGCAACAGGAACTTTAAATATTATTAATGCTGGTATTGGATATACTCCTGCATCAGGTACTTATCAATTTGATCAGGTTCCTCTTACAAATGTAACTGCTTCTGGAAATGATGCTGTAGCAGACATTACAATTACTAACGGAGTAGCAGTAGCTGCAACTATTTCCTCCTTTGTTGTTGGTTCGGGTGGTACAGGTTATGTTCCAGGTGATGTTTTAGGAATAGGAACAATTGGTAATAACTCATTGGGATTAAATGCTCGACTCTCTGTTGTTTCTATTGCTAATACTTCTCAGTTGATTCTCGACAATGTTCAAGGTAACTTCTTAACAGGAATAGCAAATACTGTTAAGTATGTTAATAACTCAGGTGTTACCACTGATCTTAATGGTGCTAATAGTGTTGGTGGAAATGTAACAATTTCTGATATTGAAGTAGTTAATGATGGATTACATATCCTTGTCAATCATAAGAATCATGGAATGTACTTTACAGATAATGATGTAATTGTTTCTAAGGTACGAAGTGATTTAATTCCTACAAAACTTGTTAATGATCTTGATACATCCACGACAGGTGATATAACTGTTGATAGTGCAACTAATTTTGCTGAATTTGAAAATGTTGGTGTAGGAACTACTAACTATGGTTACTTGAAGATCGGAGAAGAAATTCTTTCTTATCAGAGTGCTGATGGAACAACAATTGGCATTACCTCAAGATCTATTGATTCTACCACCACTAAAAATTATCTTGCTGGTACTCCCGTTTATAAGTATGAACTAGGGGGTGTTTCCTTAAGGAGAATTAATAAAACTCATTACTTAGGAAACGTATCCATTGCTAATTCTATTACATTTGATTCTTACAATATTAAACTTGATATGGGATCAAGTGGTCTTGGAAGATCTACTGGAGAAAGTTTCCCTATTCTTTATATGGGTCAAACCAAGTCAGCTGGTGGAGAAAATGTAACTGCTACTCAGAACATTCCTTTTGAAATTATTAATCCACAGATTCAAAATCTTACAGTTCCAGGAACTAATCTTACATCTGAAGCAAGAACTATTAGTGGTTCAAGTTTAGATGGAAATGAAATTCCATATATTGATCAGGGATTTGAACCAATTACTGTTGGTCAAAATAATTATATGTCTACTCCTCGAATTATAGCTTCTAAGATCAATGAAACCAATAATTTAAGTACTCTACCAGGAAACAAATCCTTTAATATGAGACTTAATTTATCCACTACTGATTCTAAAGTATCTCCTATGGTTGATACACAAAGAATGAATGTTATCTTTACTTCTAATAGAGTTAATGCTCCAATTTCAAATTACGTAACTGATAACAGAGTGAATAATATATTTGATGATCCTAATGCTTTCCAATATCTTTCTAAAGAGTTTCAATTGGAAAATTCTTCTACTACTTTGAAGATTATTACAAATGCTTATTTAAATACAAATTGTGATATTAGAGCATTTTATTCTATTAGTAATTCTAGTCAATCTAATCCAGTTTATGCTCCTTTCCCAGGATATGATAATATTGACTATAAAGGAGATGTAATTGATCCTGCTGATAATGATGGAAAATCCGATGAGTATGTTACTCTTTCTCCTAATGAGGAAGTAAATGTATCAAACATTAACTTTAAAGAATATACATTTACGGCCACTGAACTTCCTTCATTCAAATTTTATAGGATTAAAATAGTAATGACTTCTACAAGTCAAACTTTTCCTCCTCGTTTGCAGGATCTCAGAGTCCTTGCACTGGCATAAAATGTCTTATTTAAAAGTAGAGGGACATAGTGGACTGTATCGTGATTCCCAAACAAATTCGATTGTGAATCGTAATACATCTGAGTATAAACAGTATATGTCTCAGAAAAAAACTAGAGATAATGAACATCAAAAAGTTGATGTTATTGAGCAAGATCTTACAAACCTAAAAAATGAGATTAATGAAATTAAATCTTTACTTAAGGAGTTAGTAAATGGCCAGTCATAACATAACATTTGATCCCGAATCAGGAACTCCTTATGCTGCTAATTTAAACATCTATGGGGGAGCAGGATTTGACGATACTTTTACAGTAACACGTCCTAATTCTACTGCATTTGATTTTACTGGATATAGTGGTGCTGCTCAAATGACAAAAAGTGTAGCAGTAGGATCTACTGTTGCTATTACTGCTACTTTTACCGTAGGATTTACAAGTGCTGCTGGTGGAAAAATAGCATTAACATTAGCAGATACACTTACTAGAAATATCAATGAAGGTAGATATGTTTATGATGTTAATATAGTGAGTGCGGGAGCCACTTATTATAAATTAGTAAGAGGGGATGTAATGGTTCATGCTGGTGTTTCTACCAGACCCTAAATAATTTCACAGGAATAGTAGATACATGGCACAACCATCTAGTAGATCTGAATTAAAGCAATATTGTTTACGGCAATTGGGAGCTCCTGTGCTGGAAGTTAACGTTGCAGATGAACAATGTGAAGATATAATTGATGATGCTGTTCAGTATTTTCATGAAAGACATTTTGATGGAGTATTGCAAACATTTTTAAAATATCAAGTAACGGATGATGATATTGCAAGAGGTAAAGGTCCAGGACAATCTGGAGTAACAGGAATAACAACAACGACTGCCTCTTCTACTATTGACGGAGCTTCCATAGATTTTGATTGGAAAGAAAATAGTAATTATCTACAAGTACCTCCTGCAGTTATTGGTGTTACTAAAGTTTTTCACTTTGATGGAAGTGCTACTATTACTAATAATATGTTTAGTGTTAAATATCAATTATTTTTAAATGATATTTACTATTGGGGAGCAACAGAATTATTAAGTTATGCAATGACAAAAACTTATTTGTCTGATATAGATTTCTTGTTAACTACGCAGAAGCAAATAAGATTTAATCAAAGAATGGATAGATTGTATATGGACATGGATTGGAGTACTTTGAACGCTGGAGACTGGTTAGTTATAGATTGTTTTAGAACTTTGGATCCAAATGATTATGCACGAGTATGGAATGATTCTTTCTTAAAGAAATATACAACTGCTCTTCTTAAGAAGCAGTGGGGCCAGAACTTAATTAAGTTTAATGGAGTTAAACTTCCTGGGGGTGTTGAATTAAATGGTCGGGATATTTATGAGGATGGTGTAAAAGAACTTGAAGTAATCCGAGAAATGATGTCCAATACTTATGAATTACCACCTCTCGACATGATAGGCTAATGGCATTAAATCCATATTTTCTACAAGGATCTTCTGGTGAGCAGGGATTAGTCCAAGATATAATTAATGAGCAGTTGAAGATATATGGAGTGGAGTGCTATTATCTCCCTCGTCAGTATGCAACGACTAACAAAATTATTAGAGAAGTAGTAGAATCAAAATTTAAACAATCATATCCTATTGAGGCATATGTAGAGAATTTTGATGGATATGGAGATAATACTGTACTGCTTTCCAAGTTTGGAATACAAGCAACTAATGAATTAACCATTACAATATCTCAAGAAAGATTTAAAGATTATATTTCACCATTAATTAAAAATTTACCTAATATTAATTTACCAAATGTGGATTTAGACCATAGACCAAGGGAGGGGGATTTGGTTTATTTTCCTTTGGGAGATAGGTTATTTGAAGTAAAGTTTGTAGAACATGAAAAACCTTTTTATCAACTTAGAAAAAATTATGTCTATACATTAACTTGTGAACTCTTCAGACCAGAAGACGAAGTACTGGATACTGGTATTGAAGAAATAGATGATACATTTGATGTAGACTTTAACTTAATGACTGTGACTGTCATTACGTCAGGGTCAGATGCAAGTGCTGCAACAAGAATAGACAATGGTGCAGTTCAAACCATTGAGGTTACTAATAGGGGTGAAAGATATACTTCAAGTCCAAGAGTAGCCATTACCTCTGCTCCTTCGGGAGGTCTCACTGCCGTGGGTATTGCAACTCTTTTAGATGGGTTGGTTAACTGTGATGGAACAGAAATAGGATCTAAGGTGCAAGGAGTTCAAATTATAAATCCAGGATATGGTTATGATTATACTAATGCTCCTGCTATTCTATTCTTCGGTGGTGGAACCGATGGTGTGGGTGCTGCTGCAACAGTTGGTATTGCCTCTACAGGTGCAGTTGGTATAGTTACCATAGCAGATGGAGGTTCTGGTTATGCTACACCTCCAACCGTGACCTTTAGTACTCCAAAACATGTGGGTGCAGCTGCTACTGCAGTTCTTTATAGTCCAATGTCAGGAATTGGAGTAAGTATTGTTTCTGCTCCTATTAGTGATGGACCTGCTAAATTTATGTTCCCTGGTGGAACCACTGGTGGTAGATTTTATAAACCAGGATTCCCACCAACAGTTACTTTTGGACTACCAACGGGATCTAGTGAGACAGCCACTGCTACTGCCACACTAGATGATTATGATGTTTCTGGTGGAACCGTATTAAACGTTACAATGACTAGTGGGGGTAAGTTCTATGAGAGTGCTCCTACGGTTACATTCAGTGCTCCATCTGCCTCTGGTGCTTCTGCAACGATTGGTTTAACAGGTTCCTCTATAAATCCTAGTTCGATAGCATTTAGCACTACGGGTAGAGCATACACAACAGCTCCTACTGTTGCTATCACTACTTCTGGTACTCAATTAGTACCTACTGAAGCTGCAGTTGGTATTGTTACTATTCATTCTGTTACTGGTATTGTTACTGCTGTTTCCTTTAATCCTTCCGATGCGTGGGCAGTAGGAACCAGTGCTACAGTTGGTTCTGGATATACTGTTGCACCTACACTTACTTTCTCAGGAGCAACTGCACAAGTAAGAGCAACAGGAACCTCAGTGGTATCTGCTGCTGGAACTGTAACTGCTATTTCTATTGGTAATAGTGGATTTGGATATCAGGCAGGAAATCCTCCTACAATATCTATTGCTGCTGCTACTGGAGGAGATGAAGCATTTAGAGCAACTGGTATTACCACCATGCGTTATAATTCGGTATTTGCATCAGGTACATTAGGTATTGGAGCTACTATTATTACGGGAATGGATACTGTTGGTATATTGATTGGTGATAGAGTTAGATTAGGTGTAGGATATAGTGATTCTTATAATTTCATTGATGGAGATGCATATGTAACAAGTATCACTGCATCATCAATTGTAATGTCTGAGGCTGCTACCAATGTTGGTATAGCAACTTCAACGTTTGAATTTGGTATTCAGAATTGTGGTATTGTGACTGGTATTAATATCGTTTATGGGGGTGGAGGATATATTACACCTCCTCTAGTCTCTATCTCCAATACTGCTGGTGAAAAGAATTACCATTCAGAAGTTGCTGGTGTTACTACTGCTGTTGGTTTATCATTAATCAATTCTTCAGGTATTGTAACTGCCATCTATCTGACAAATGCAGGTGCTAAGTATATTGAAGTACCCTCCATAACCGTAGGTGCTGCTGACACTGGTGGTACAGGTAACTTTATTCCAACTGAAACTATCACAGGTTCAGCAAGTAGTGTAACTGCTATTGTAAGAACATGGAATGCATCTACAGGAGTTCTTGCTATCTCTAATGCAACTGGGGACTTTATTATTGGAGAGACTCTTACTGGTAGTGAAAGTAATGCTCAATTTGAAATAAGATTAACACAAGAAGATAATACTATTAGTCAATATCCTGATAATTTAGAAATAGAAACTCAAGCGGATTCCATATTAGACTTTAGCGAGACTAATCCATTTGGAACCCCCTAAATATAATATACAAGGTCTAGAAAGATGTTTGAGTATTATTACCACGAAATATTAAGAAGAACGATTATTTCTTTCGGAAGTCTTTTTAATGGCATAGAAATTAAACATGAGGATAGTGATGATAATACTACTAGTGTTATCAGAGTTCCTCTTGCATATGGACCTACTCAGAAGTTTTTAGCTAGATTACAGCAATCACCTGATCTGAATAAACCCACTTCAATCACATTACCTAGAATGTCGTTTGAATTTAATGGTTTACAGTATGATGGATCAAGAAAAGTAACTACCACTCAGACATTTAAATCATCGACTACTGGAAGTGGGGCAGCAATTAGAAAGACATATATGCCCGTTCCTTATAACATGTCTTTCGAGTTAGCAGTCTTTACTAAATTGAATGATGATATGCTACAGATTGTAGAGCAAATTGTACCATATTTTCAACCTGCATATAATTTAAGTGTTGATCTAGTCAGTACTATTGGAGAGAAAAGAGATATACCTGTGGTAATTGAAAACATCACAATGGAAGATGATTATGAGGGAGATTTTACAACTCGAAGATCATTAATTTATACGTTTAGATTTACAGCAAAAACTTATCTATTTGGTCCTGTTGGATCCAATGCAGCTGCATCCAAAGATCTTATCAAATCTGCAAAGATTGGATACATTGCTGGTGGATATACCAAGACACCAACAAGAGATGTTACTTACTCTGTTACTCCTCGTGCTACTAAGGCTTATGATGCTAATGTAGTAACAACTTTAACTTCTAATATTAGTGCAGCATTAGATGTATTTGATGTTGATGACGCTGCTGGTATTGCAGAGAATACATATATTATTATTGATGATGAGTCGATCTATGTTGATAAGAAAACTGGCAATCAACTCGTTGTTAAGAGAGGTCAGGATGGAACATCTCCAACTGAACATGTAGGTGGTGCTGGTATAAATCTTGTTACTGCTGCAACCAATGATTTAATTGAGGTTGGTGACGACTTTGGATTTGACGGTTCTTTTGATTAAAAACAATGAAAAAATTAGATGATGCTTTCAACATTTCTGAAACTGAAGTGGTGGAAACCGAAAAGGTAGGGATTACTCCTGAGCAAAAACCTGATAGAATAACAAAGGATGATATAACGAGAGATTATGAATATACAAGAGGCAATTTATATTCTATCATTGAAAAAGGACAAGAAGCAATTGATGGAATTCTTGAACTTGCTCAAGAGAGCGACATGCCAAGAGCATATGAAGTAGCAGGTCAGTTAATTAAAAGTGTTTCTGATGCCACTGATAAATTGATGGATCTTCAGAAGAAACTAAAGGATGTTAATGAAGAGCAACAAACCAAAGGCCCTAATACTGTTAATAATGCATTGTTTGTAGGATCTACCGCAGAACTTGCTAAACTTATAAAAACTGGACTTCCACAGGACAATAAATAAAAAGAAGGGGAGAGAAATCCCAAAGTACCTAAGCTACTCATAACATGTCGGAAGACAACATTGAAAATTTGCCGTCTATAGAAGACTATAAAGATAATTCTGGTGAACTGCCTTCAGTTGAAGATTTAATAACTGAAGAAGAATTACCATCAGTAGAAAAATTTGTTGAACAAGAGGAAGAAGTAAAAGAAGATAATATTCAAATTCTTGATGATGCACAAGGAAATGCAGCAATAGAAGTTACTGATATAATCCAAGCACCTCAATGGGGTGAATTGGTTCGTATGGTAAATGATGTCAGGGAAAGTATTCCTGATATTCCTGAAATTAAATATTATGACACGGAACTTAAGGAACTTGCGGAACATATTGAAGAAGTTAGAAATAATATTCCTACCGTCCCTGAAGTAAGATATTATGATACTGAAGTAGAAGCAATATGTGAACAAATTGATGTAGTAAGAGAAGAAGTTAAAAATCTTCCTGAAGTAAAGTATTATGATGAGCAATTAAACCTCATTGAAGAGAAGATTAAAAATCTTCCTGAACCAAAGTATTATGATGGAGAAATAGAGGCAATATGTGAGGCTATTGATGAAGTCAGGAAGCAAATTCCTACTTTTCCAAAATGGGTTAATGAGGTAAATGAAGTTCCTGATTTTTCATGGATTGGTAAAACCTTTAGTGTTATTGATGATGATTTTGTTAAGGTTGGAGATCATATAAAAGATCTTAAAACTAAATTTGACTCTGATCTTGAGGAACTAACTGAAAATCTAGATCTTAAAGATTTTGAACAAAGAGTAAAGATTGAAGAATTAAATAAGGCTAAAGATAAGATATATGATGAACTTAAAGAAGCAGCAATAAAAATTTGGTCTCATCATGATGAATTTAAAGATGATGATAGAAAATTAAAGAAAAGTGTATTAAGTAAATTAAATGAGACTAGACAAAATATTGAAAAGCAAATAAGTACGTTAGATAATAAAAGTTATGAATCGGATAAAAATTTAAAAAATTATTTTGAGGGTTTAAAAGAGGAGGTTGCTAATCTACCAAAACCCAAATATTATGATGATAATATTTCGGAATTAAAAAATAGTTTACATAGTCTGGATGAAAGATATACAGATACGGCAACTAATATTACTGAACTTTATAAAATTGTTAAAGAATTAAAAGAACAACAAACAATAACTGAAGGACTCTTAAATGAACCACCTACTTATGAACAAGCAGTTGGTGGTAAACCTGATCCTCTTACACCATTAGATAAGAAATTTGCTACAGTTGAGGATTTATCTAAGCATTATACTTTATTTGTTAATAGAGTTCAGCAGCAGTTAGCCACATTTGGTGGAGGTGGTGCAGTAGATCTTCAATACTTGGATGATATCACTGGTATTGCTACTAATGTGAGTGCTTATGATGGGATGTTTCTTCAGGTGGATACATCTCAATCCAATAAGAAAAAATTTAAATTTTCTACTGTAAGTAGTGGAAGTACTACATGGACTACTACATCATCTGGTATTCATACTTTATCTAAGGTAGGTATTGGAACAACTGCAAAAGATGATTATGGATTATTTGTTCAGGGGGATGTAAAGGCTACGGGATTTATTACTGCTACTAATGGATATTTTAGTGGTATTTTAACTGCTCATACATTTGAACATCATACTGTAACGGATATTCAATCTACTGGTATTATCACTGGTATGAGTGATTTATATATTGCAGGAAATGCTCGAATTGTTGGTATTCTTACTGCAGGTAGTTCATCTATTACTATTGATGGTGATAATAATCTAATCAGTGTTGGTGCTGGAATAACTTTAGATGCGGCGAATGACTTTATATACAGTGAGCAAATACAGGTTGGAAGTGGAATTACTATAGATGCTACCAATAATACTATTGAGGTTGGTGGTACTAAAGTTGCTGATGCTAGTGGAGATGCTAGTTATGTGGGAGTGGTAACTGCTAGTGCTTTTGATACTGGTCATGGAGAATATAAGGGATCGTCTATAACAACTACTTCTACATCTGCATTAGCTATTGTTGAGTTATCGAGTTCTTTATATAGATCTGTAAGTTATCAAGTACAGATTGTAGAAGGAACGAATTATAACATGACTACTATTAATGTTATTCATGATGGTACTAATACATATATGACTGAATATGGAACTATTAATATTCCTACAGGAATAGCAACCTTTAGTTCTGATATTAATAGTGGGTCTTTAAGATTGTTAGGTTATCCTGCCTCCACTAATTCTACTACATTTAAAGCTATGTTTAGTGCTATAGATATTTGATCTTAAAGAGAGTAGAAGAATAAATATAAAGGTAGAGTTTGTTATTTCATGAAAAAGTGTCCTCCAGGTGAATATTATTGTTATGATTCCAAGAAATGTAAGAAGATTCCTAGTGGTTACCATGTTGGTGCTAGAGGATATCTTGAGCAAGATGAGGAAAATGGAAAGAAAAATGGTAACGGCAACGGAACCAATGGACATTCAAATGGAAATAGCAACGGCTCTAACGGTGGTAATGGTGGAGGAGTAAGTGAATCCACATACCTACCAAGAAGAACAGGCAATATAATAGATGTTTATGTTGGTTGGAGAGGAAAAGGTCGCATGATAAAAATGTTTTTCCCTCAAATCAAAAAACCTTCACGCAGAGAAGTACTGGATCAAGTGAGAAAAGTGTATCCTGG